ACTGGAACGCCGGTCTGAACAGGTGAGCCTTGTAGTTGACCTGCTTGCATAGCCATAGCCATAGGAGCGCCAGCCTTGTTGAGTTCATCCATTACGCCCTTGACAATCTCGGCTGTCTTGTCTTTACGGCTGAATAAAGCCACGTCTACCTCTTTTGGAATTGGGGGAAGCCAGCATTGAGACTGTTAATGCGTTGTTCGGTTGCTGGGTTGAACTTGTGAAAGCAGACCTTACAAGCTGTGTCGGTCTTGAGATTTGATGCGCCACACTGAGGGCATGACTGTGATGATCCAGAGAACGCAAGGTCGAACTTGCTCATCTGAGTGGTAAGCGAGGTAATGCCGTGAACGAGAGCATCGAGGCGGTCTGGTGATTCCCCTGAGTCTGGAACCCATTCAATCATCTGTGTCTCTAATGCGCTGAGGTTGCCTATGTGTGAAACTCGGCCTTGCTCATAGAGCGATGCAATCGGTTCAGCACGAAGGCGTTTTCCGACCTTGGCTGTTACGCCAATGACGTTCATGTGTGGGTTGATTTGCCTAAGCGTGGTTTCAATAAAGTCGCCACCTTGGTTCTTTTCAACTACCACTCGATCGGCTTGGTAATCCTCGTAAGCCAGATTGACTCGGTTAGACCAGCCCATTGGGGTGTCTTTGCAACTCTTGTCTGCTATCACGTAGTAGCGACCATCGGCTCCTAGGCCAACAACAACAATTCCTGTTTCGTCACTATTCTCGCCTGATGTTACGGCTGGGTCAACGGCTACTACGACTCGTGTGAAGTCTGAGTAGTACTGCACCCTCTTATCGTCAATCATTGTCTGGGTGAATAATGCGCCAGGTGTGTCTAGTAGAAGTTCACCGTACAACTCTTGGCGACCAAGGCGTGTGCCTTCGTATCGTGACTTGAGTTCTGCCAGCGCAGCTTCAGACAGGTTTGCTGCATTATCGAAGGTGGAACCACGGGTAACGACTACAGAGCCGTCTGTGCGACTCATCCATTCTCGGATCAGTTTCGTTGGGCGAGGTGTGGTCGTTATGACCACCTGGGGATTACCGATGCGTAGTGCAGGGGCAAGTCCCTCAGTCCAGATTTCTTCGTATCTAAATGACGAGGCTTCGTCTAACCATGCGCCACTGAGGTTTAATCCTCTGGCACGGTCAGGCTCGTCAGCTGATACAAGATGGATTCGTGAACCGTTGCTAAGGCTTATCTGCCCATTGCTTCGGTTGTAGAAGTCACCTTTGTCTTTACGTAGGTCAACTGCCTTGAGGAACCCCGAAGGACCTTCAACGCAAGTTCGACGCACGTCAGTAAATGTTGGGGCAACAATCGCCCACTCGGAGTTTGGAATGCTTCGGGCCTTTTCAGCCAACCACCCCGACCCTAAGAAAGTTTTTCCAAACCCACGCCCACTAATTACTAACCAGATTCGCCAGTCGCTTTCAGGTGGGAGTTGATTAGGTCGGGCAAGTGTGCGGTAGCGAGAGTTCTTTAAGTCCTCAATCGCCTGTTGTGCTTCTAGTTCTTGCTCAGACTTCAGCAGAGTTCGGAGCAGTAGTAGCTCCTGCAGTCTCTGTTCTTCCGTTGTCTCCATTGGCCCCTAATTTCGCTTCTAGGCGTTGTATCTCTGCCTCTACTGCCCCAAGTGTTATGACTTCGTGCTTTGTAGGAGAATCAGTGCCGTTTAGTTTGCCTTTACGCTCAAAGATGGCCAGCGCACGATCTACTGCGAATAGAAAACCTTTGTTGTCATCTTCTGCAAGTGCCTTATCCAGTACCTTTTCAAGCAATAGGTCTAGGCGTTCGTTTTCTAGTTTGCGGTATTCCTCTACAGCTTCTCGTGGAATGGCTGCTAAGGCTCGCTGGACTCGCTCAAATGCGGTTGATTTAGAAACCCCTAGGTAGTCGGCTACCTTCTGGTAGGTAAGCCCGTTAGAACGCAGTTTAAGTGCCTCTGTGTCAAGAATCGCTTGCTCTTCTGTGCGGATAAAACCGCCTGGTGAAGTCTGTGTCATGTTCCGACACCTCTGTTCGGCGAATGGAGTGTGTCTTTTAATTGGACACAAAAAAGTCTAGTGTATCAAATGTACCACATCTTGTGGTAACAAGCCATAGTATCACTAGGGATTGTGGTGGTTACAAAAGTGTTTTAGGTTGAGCTTCAGCCCACGCCACTCGTGCCTCAATGATAGGCCAGTAGTCCTCTGTCATCTCACAACCCATCCAGTTGAAGCCTTCAAGTATTGCTGCGACTGCTGTTGTGCCACTACCCAAGAATGGATCAAGAACTGTGCCGTTGGGTGGAGTGACAAGTTTGACTAGGTAGCGCATAAGAGCGATTGGCTTGACGGTGGGGTGAAAGTTTGCTACTGGTCGGTTGCGGTCTAAGCCATTAGCAACGTCTTGTGTGTATCCCTTAGCATTTGAACCACCTGGCTTTTCTGGCAATCCCTCTAGCCCAGCGTTGCGTTCTGACTTACTGGCTTTAGCGCAGTAGAAGAAGCGAGCTGCTGAGCCTCCTGTGTCGGCTGGCCATGTTCCAATGTGGTCGGCGGTCATTCCTAAAGATCGTTCACTGTTCGATCCCCCTGCCCTGCCTGTTCTTGCCGGTCTCGCTGAACCAGTTATTGGAAACCCCTCCAGCACTTCCTCACTACCGTCATGGATTACGTTGGCTGGCCAGCGACCCTGGTCTGTTACAATGTATTCAACCGTACCTTCTGCGTTATTGTAATTGTTTCCACGAATGTTGGGGTATTGAACCGTCTTGGTTTCGCCAGTTCCTGTGCCAACTCTTGACCCATCTATGTTCAACGCACCTGTGCCGTAGGTCAGGACATTGGCGGCTACTGTGCCAATAAGCGGCTTGCGAGCTACAACGATAGGTTCGTGTGCTGGCTTTAGGGCAGTACCCCAACCTTGCCATTGTTGGGCTTCGTGGGTGCTTGGAGTTCCTGCGTTAGTGACGTGTCTAGTAGGGTTTTCGTGCGAGCCTGATTTCCCATGTGTTTCAACAATTCGGTCTGGTCGCTCCGCCCCAGCAGCCTTGTCTATTGCCTTACTAACGTCAAGTGACTTGGGAAACCCTGAACCATATAACCACATAATCTGGTCACGAATCTCAAACCCTGCATCCTCTACTGCGCTGGCAAGGCGATGGTATGTCCTGGAACCACCGAAGGCAAGTAGGTGTCCACCTGGCTTTAGAACCCGAAGTGCTTGGCTCCATAGTTTTACGCTGTACGCAATCCCTGAGTTATCCCAAGACTTTCCCATAAAGCCAAGTTCGTAGGGTGGGTCGGTGACTATTGAGTCAACGCTGTTGTCAGGCATTTCAGCCAGCAACTCTAGGCAATTCCCCTTTAGAAGCATTACAGAGACAATACCAGAAATGGTGAACGCACGTTAGTCGTGTGCATTGCTGAGGCTTCGAGTGCCTGGTACAGACTACCCTCATCCTCGTGGTCGGTAAATAGTGATCCAAGCGCTGGAGCTGCACCTGAGCCGATAGCACCATAGGCAATGCCGTCATGGTCTTTCCTAGCCTCTAGTGGCCCTGAATTGGATGTTATCTCGTAGAGGTGTCCATGCTCGATGGCTAGTAGTTCCCAGTCGTCTTTGAGGTCGTCGGGTAGTTTTACGCTTTCAAGTAATTGCTCAAGTGTGGGGTTGTGGGAACGACCTGCAACCTTAAAGTACATTGCCCCGACCCTAAACGAGCCTGAGTAGCCCAGTAGGAGATTGCCAAACCTGCCTACCTTGGGTGTGGCTATAAGCGAGGCGAGGCCGTCATCGGTGGAACTGAGGCTGTCTGCGCCTATCCATGCCCCTTCAGGCGTTACCAATCCAGCTACTACGGTCATGCTTTGATAGCCATCCACGCCAGAATCCAAATGCAGACAAGGGTAATTATTGTTGATGTGGTACTCATTTAATCATGTCCCAAATAAGCATAAGAATCGCTCCAGTAACAACACCGATAGCCCAAATTAACCCAATAATAAGATAAGACATAGAACTCACTTCCAGTTTTTGATTGCTTTGTAATACATAATGAGATACAAGGCGCTGTAGGCGATGAAACCGTACTGGTGTGTGTGTATGGCATACACAACCCATACACCTTCGTTGACGCAAAGAATGAACCAGCCTCTAATCTTCTTCTCACCAACAAAGAACAGGCCAGTTGATCCGATAGCTGCCAGGACCCATGACCACATTAGTTCTTGTACCACATTTCGGTTGCGTCCAGCACTTTGATTACGTCGCAGGGGTAAGAAGTACCTGTTAAACCCCTGTCGATTCCAAATGGTAATCTTTCATAACAGAAAGTGCAATACCGTTTGTTGTTCATTTGATGCTTGTCTCGTAGTGCTTGGCGTTCAGCTTCAGTCATGCTCTGTTACCTAATAGATTCCAAATGCGAACAACTGCGCTAATAGGTTCTTGGTCGTAAGTGTGAATAATCTCAAGAATGTCAGCATCTTGTTTGTCGTAAGAGTCAAGTACTTTTATTACATCGCAGGGGTATTGTTTGCGACTTAACGATTCGCCGTCAAAACCGACTACAGCGCAGGCAGCGCAGTAAAGTTCGGGAGTCTCGGCGTGTTTGTTTCGTAATGCCTGGCGTTCAGCTTCAGTCATTGTATAGTCCCAACTCTTCTTGAACCTTTGTAAGTTCTTGCATAAACTCTTCTTGAGTCATCGTCTCACTAATCTGTTCCTCATCATACGACCCATTGTGCAAGTCGCAAGGGTTCTCTAGTGAACAGTCGCATTGACCTGGCTTAGGTCTGCGTGGGTAGGTCTGTCGTCCCATCATTCACCCTTCAGCCGAAGGACTCGTGCGCCCTTGCGCTCTGTAACGTACTGCGCCCATAGTTCAGGGTTTTCTTCCTTGAACCTTTTAGTGTCAAACTGTTCGCCGACCTTATTGGACTTGTAAGTATAGAGCGTTTGTCCGTTCCAGGTGGCTTCGTCAGCATCAGCGATTGCAGCTTCTAGTTCGATTCTTGCAGCCTTGACCTTTTCCTCGGCTTCGTCTGCCTCACGCTTTGCCATTCGGTAATCACTTAAACAATCAACTATGAACTCATCAACTTCAACTGACGTGCCGGTGCTTGATGGGTACAGTGCCTTTAAGACCTCAAACTCAGCGTCTGCGCCGGTGAAGTCTGGGGGGGATTTTTTTTCTACCAACTCCCAGAAGGCAGTCTCCATGTTCCTCAACCCAACTAAGGTTTCGGCTGTGTAATCTCTTGATCTAACCACAATGCCCTGACCACCAATGAGACAAGCGAAGTAAACCTGTGGTATTTCAGTAACCATTGCGTAGTGTGCGCCCTGCCAGTAGTAGCTCGCTGGAACTTGATTGTTGTCCCACGCAATAGCGTTGCCCCTACCGACAATGCCGGTGGTCTTGCATTCAAGAATGGCTGTGATGTTCTCAGGTTGTTCGGTGGCAGTCGTTACTTCACCTGCGTAGAACATCTCGGACGGCTCAACGATAAAGAAATCTACGTTGGCTAATTCCCAGCGGTTCTTGCCTCGAAGCATCACAGGCCACTCAACTACTGCACAACCAGACTGCTCGGCAAAGGCTTCAGCAACGGTACGTTCTAGGCGATTGCCCCACTCAGTAGCTGCGTTGCCCTTAAATACGTTTTCTACTAAGCCAGTCTTGTCGGCCCAGAGCGCATAGGGACTGGAGTAAGGATTGACACCCAGGATTGTTCCGGCATCTGATCCACCAATGCCAGTCCTGCGTAAGTTAATCCACTCATCGTGGGTTAGTTCATTTGTCTTGGCTACTACATTCATGTTTCCTCCTCAGGAATTATTTAATCGGTACTACAAATCTAAGACTACCCTGTGACATCGGGAATAGCAAACATTATCCACCGGCAACCCGAAGGCTGGTCATAAGGGTTCGTAGAGCATCTAATCGGCTTTGACTAGCTCGGAGTGCGCTCTTGACAGTATCGTGCCTATTTCGGGCAATTAGGTACGCTAGGTACTCTGACTCGCACTCAATGATGGTTCGGTGCGCCAATTCGCTGACGGTCAGCTTCTCCATGCTCTCGGCTGAGATTCTGAGTGATGCCTTGGCTCTGGCTATCTCCCACGTTGCGTCGGCGTTGGCTGCTTCGTCACCGGCAATAGCAAGGTCGTCTACGGCTTGGGATACTTTGCGCATCTCAGTTTGTATGCCCTTGGTTATTTGCTCAACGGTCAGCATTAGTCCTCTTCCCTAAAACCAATCATCAAATCATTGAACTCGTCAAGCGTTAGGTTCAGTCTTTCGCCACACTCGCAGTAAATGTTGCCGTCGCCCCTGGTCTTGTAATTCGATGTGTGATTGCAGACATTTTGCTCACGGTAAAGGCATAGAGCGATAACGGTGTAGGTCGCAAGGTCGAGCAGTGAATCCTCAATGCTTTCGTTTTTAAGGTTCTGACCTCGTGCTGCAGCTTGAAGGCGTTTCATCTTGTCGTTGGCTCTGGTCATGCAACCAACCCAGCCGTCAATGCCGAAGTCCTCGCTGGCTCTCACGTTGGCAAATGGATCACCAACGGCTCCGTAGTCGGCTTGCTTCTTGTCATGCATAGCCTGTAATTCTTTAAGTATCTTCTCAAACTCGGTCATACAATCTCCACTTGATTAAACATTGGCGCTGCTTTTGTAATTCTATCTTTGGCTATCTCACCGTACTCAGGGTTTAGTTCTGTGCCAACAAAGTTCCTGCCATGTTGTAGTGCTACTACCGCAACAGTTCCTGAACCGGTAAATGGGTCAAGCACAGTGTCGCCTTCTGCCGAGCCAGCTAATACGCAAGGCCCTACAAGTGCTTCTGGCATTACTGCAAAGTGAGCGCCCTTAAATGGTTTAGAAACAATAGTCCATACGTCACGCTTGTTCCGTGTTTCATAAGATTTTTCAAGGCCTGACTGTGGGGACAAACCAGAACCTTCATTGTGGTACTTGCCGTTAGTTCTGTCACGAGTTCCCCAATCCTGAGCTGGTTCTTTTATCGCAACATTGTCATAGTAATAACGAGCTGATTTGGATAATAGAAAGACATACTCGTGCGACTTGGTGCAACGATCCGTCACGCTCTCAGGCATTGGGTTTGGCTTAGCCCAGATAATGTCTTGGCGTAAATACCAACCGTCTGCTTGAAGCGCAAAAGCAACACGCCAGGGAATACCAATCAAGTCTTTAGGCTTCAAACCGTTAACATCTGATTTCTTAAACTTGCCTTGTTGCGTTCCCTGATTACCTTGATTTAATTTTCCTGCTTTTCCAGCAGAACCATCGGAATTAGCACCCTTACCAGAACCGTTGTAACTATCGCCAAGATTTAGCCATAGTGTTCCGTCATCAGCCAAAACTCGCCACACTTCACGAAATAGCAACACCATTTCCTCAACGTAGGCTTCTGGTGTTTCCTCTAAGCCCATCTGAGAGTCAACTCGCATAGCTCCACAACGCTCACAACGCTCACGAAAGAACTCTAATGCTGTGGCATTTTTAACGTCGTTGCCGCCAGTGTTTCGGTTTATGTTTGCCTTAGTCGCCATTGGCTTTCCGGTGTGAGGACATTCAGGGTCTCCACCATCCCAAGATGCTGTGCCGTAATCACGCAACCCAAAGTAAGGCGGTGACGTAATGCAAATGCGAACGCTTCCAGACGGTAATTCAGCTAGTCGTTTTCGTGCATCCCCTATAAGTATTCTTGCTTTCATTTCATTCCCCTTTAGTTTTTTTTACCAGCCGCCGGAGCAACCGTATTGGTCTGGCACGTAGCCAGCGTATCCGTGTGCTGCTTGAATCTTCATTGCAATGTAAACCTGCTCGGCTGGTGTAGCTGCGTACTCCGCACCAAACTTCCAACCGCCATACGCCATCCAATTCACTTCAAGTATTCCAAGTCCACCAGAGTAGATAGGCCCCCTAGTGTGCCAGTTGCCACCTGTCTCGCAAATGTTCACCTTCGACCACTTTGCCATGATTGCTGGCGGTATCACCGGCTCTGGCGGTACGTCTCTGGCTTTAACAACTTTTATCGTTGTCGGAACTGGAGATTTTACGTTTGCTTCTGCCGGTAGCGATTGGATCACGAGTAGTGCCAACATGAATGCGACTAGGTATTTAATCAAGATGTTCCTCTGAATGAGCGACTCCCCAAAGGACAGCCATTCGTCCTGAAGTTGTGGGGGCCTTGCCTACATCAGTAATCCGTCCAGCTCTAACAAGTTCTACTCGTCGAGGTCTGGCGGTGTTGGGTGCAAGGTTTAGTCGGACGGCGATTTGCTCGTCTGTCATCGGGGTCTGGGCTAGTGCCTCGTAAACGGTTTCCCGAAGTGTCTTTGTCTTGCCGACTACGGATAGTGCGGCTTGCGTACTTGTCTCGCTGTGAGGCTGGTACGCAGGGATTGGGTCAAACAATGTGTTCATAATTACCTCCTCAGGTGCTTAATCTAGTTTACTACTTTTGCTCGCATTCGGCTGAACTTGTAGAGAAATGCACGTATTTAGCCTGATGACAGTCGCAATTCATGTCACCACAACGGTCAGGATTTGGAATAAGAAACTCTTTGCAAGTCATGCAAATCACGTCGTCATTCAAGGTTATGCGAGGCATTCTGACACCACCTCGTACTGGTATCCCTGGAGGAATCGGACTGCGCCACCGTACAAGAACTTGGCTTGTGCCTCGGTGTCTGGTGTGTAAAGAACCTCTGAGTGTCCTTCTTTGTGGAAGTTAGAAGCTAGGACTTCGCAGGTAATCAGGAACGCTGATCCGTTCTTGTAAAGAGTTACCTTGCGCTCTTCGGGTCCACGCTTGAGTGTTGTTGACTGCATACTTACCTCCTCAGGTACTAAGGCGTTTGCCTTATGTAATAACTATAATGTCCTACGCTAGGACAAGCAAGTATTTAACACATACTCTGACCAGCACTTTTACAAAGTTTCTGAAAGTTCTTGTTTTATTTGTGCCTCAAAGGTTGCCCGATACGGCCTTCCTTGGCGTGTCCACTTGGCATAATCAGCCATGCAGTATCCCGAACGGAGTCTGTCCTTGGGCGTTCTTGAAACCTCTCTACCACACGCCTCGCAGTAGACAATGGTGGATTCCTTCTGTCGCTCCACACCCTCGGTTACAAACCTAACTTGCTGGTCAATGAGCTGGGTCAACGTGGCTATGTCATTAAGGGTTAGAGCAATAGTGCGCACGG